CAATTACTAAACTGTCACATCAAATCGTGAAATAGTCTTAAAATAGACTATTGTACTTATATTAATGAGATTTGAAATTGATCGTCTTACGTCCACATCAAAAGCGTGCTCTTCAGAGTATGTTATATGCTGACAAGGGTCAGGTCATAGTACCTACTGGTGGTGGGAAGACTATGGTTATGATACATCACGCTAAAAGAATAATCAATGAAAATAAATTTAGTACTATTGTAGTTGTTGCACCTAGAATATTATTAGCACAACAACTATGTGAGGAATTCTTATCAGTTATTAAGACGTATTCTGGTGTGCTTCACGTACACTCTGGAGATACAAAACACCAGAAAACTACTAATCCAACAGAGATATATGACTTCGCTGTTAATAACTGGAAGAGACCTAAATTGATCTTTGCTACTTATCACTCACTTGGACGTATTCTATCTGCTAATATTAATATTGATTGCTGCTATTTTGACGAAGCACATAACTCTACGAAACGCAATTTCTTTCCTAGTGTTGCTGCTATGTCTGATGTTGCTACTCAATCCTATTACTTTACTGCTACTCCTGTTCTTTCTTCTGGTAATAATAGGGGTATGAATAATAGTTTAGTTTATGGTAACGTGTTAGAGACTGTACAGGCAAAAGAGTTAATTAATAATGGTAGCATAGTATCACCTACGATTGTACCATTTGAGACTAATTTACATTATGTGAAAGAGAAGCAGCATATACATCATAGCATTACTATTCAAGATATACTTAACAACCTACCTAAAGATAAGTCTGGTAAGGTGTTAGTTAGTGTACCATCTTCTAAGGTGCTAAGTAATATCCTCGGTCATACTACTATACTCAATGAGTTAAGAAGTAGAGGGTATGATGTACTACATATTACCAGTAAGTTCGGTGCTTATGTTAATGATAAGAAAGTTAAGAGAGATACATTTTTCACCACACTTAGAGACTATGGTAGTGACATTGACCGCAAGTTTATTGTCTTTCATTATAGTATACTTAGCGAAGGTATCTCTGTCCCAGGTCTTACTCACTGCATATTATTACGCACCTTAAATCTAGTTGAAATGGCACAGACTGTAGGTCGTGTTATCCGTATGGATAAAAGAGATAGGCAGAGTATCAATGAAGGAAGGATAAAGGCAGGTGAGATGAAATTCTATGCCAAACCCACTGGGTATGTTACCGTACCAATTCATAAAGAATATGGTACTAGAACTATAAATAGATTACAGAAAGTAATTGATAATATCTTTGTTGATGGTATCCCACCTAGAGTAGTTCGTAGATAGTATAAATAGATAAGGACAAGTTACTTTAAGAATAATGGCAGTTAGTAGCACAGTTACATCTCTAGGCACAGAGATATGTGATGCGTTAGTTGTAAAAGCGAAGACTTACCGCTTGAACGCTATCAACGCTCGCATTGCAGCAGCAAAAACGACAGCAGGTGGCACCAATGGTGCGAACTACCTACTGGAAGCAAAGAAAGCGAAAATCTCTGGAGATAACGCTAGTACTGTCTGGGCATTTAATACAACTGACGTTAATGACGGTCTACTCATTACAGCAGTAGCACCTAGTGATCGTGGAGGGTACAGTAAAACGTGGGGATACATAGACAAGGACGGCAAGATAGCAAAAGACACCAGTGTAACAGCAACCATTGACTTGACCAATACCAGCACTAAGGACTCATTCAAAAATACAATGACGCACCTAGGAACCCACTGGTAACTGTGCCAATAAAGAAATCGACCACTAAATGCCCACAAGGGCATTTTTTTATGCAATAATGGTATTATACAAACGAAATTAAAACTATGAGATATTCAGTTCACTGCCCATCCGCACCTTATGAGAATTCCTCATTTGTTGACCTTGACGATTGTTGGGGTCTTTGCCTAGACCTATCCGAAGAGTATGGATATGCTGAGGTAAGATATGGTGCTTGCGTTATGGGATCATACACCAATGGTCAGTAGGTGCCAGTTGACTAACCTACACACACTTTTCCCATTTGACCCTAAAATCGACTATATTAACAATATGAACAACGTTACACTACAACTCTCTCAAGATCAGCACGAACTACTCACTGATCTCTTTTCAACTATCGCTGACCTTGACCTTCAGGAGACCAGCGAGCACTGCGACCAGTTCGACAAACTATGGGATGCAGTTCTTGACGCTAAGGAGGTCGCTTAAATGTCAGTCCTTCAGAATGAAATGATCCTAGAGAACCTCTTCGAAGAGGTGCTTGAGGAGTTCCCAAACAACACCCAAGACGAGAATGAAGTGATCGCTCGTCAACGTTTCGAAGATCTCTGCCAGTAGGCACAGGTCTTTTTTACTAGCATTTTATTATGTCCCCTTCTTTCACAATTCCAGTGACCACACCAGAGCAACAATACCAAGAACTCTTTGAACAGATGTATGAACTCTGTGATGCTCAGAACTGGGGAGATCCCTTCAGTTATGCACGCAGCAGAGAAATACACCTTGCTGGTCTGCTAGGTCATAGCGTAGCAGATGACTATTCTGGTGCAGATGCCTATGATGAGAATGATAGACCTGTAGAGTACAAGTCAACCATAGGCAAGAAACTCACAGCGACCTACAATGGTATCAGTGTACAGGAGACTTGGGAAAAACAGGTTAAATACCTACGTGAGGAGAAAATTGGTAAATATCATCACCATTTCTTCGCACGCTATCACCTCGGCAAGGTTGTTGAAGTGTACAGGATGACCGCACAACAAGTGCTTGATATCCTCGTGCCAAATCTCAAGAGACAATTTGAGAGCACCAGCAACAGAAAAGATCCTCGCCTAGGGTACACTATCCCTAACAAACTAATCAGACAGTACGGAGTTCAAGTGCTATGAAAACCTATAGAGATTTCGTGGAGTTCTCTGATGAGGACTATGTGACCATAGATCAACTGTTGAGTGATGCCATAGCAGTATCAGACAATAAAGAGGATACTGACCTATTCAGGAGCATACAGGATAAAATAGAAAGACTGTTCGATTATCACGAGTCAGTGATACTAGAGCAGCAGAGAATTCTTCATAAAAATCGTTGCATAGGATGCAATGATGGTACAATAGAAGAATCTGGAGATTGTCCAGAGTGTGACGGTTGAACAACCTACACACATTTTCACCATTTACCCACCTGATCGCCTATTATTAAGAAGTCAACAAGGGAACAACCCAAATGACCTTCAAAGACAAGAAATGGGGATCTTACAAGAAATGGGAAGATCGTTCCTATATCTTCTTTGATCGGATCACGAAACGACTTGATCCAGTGATCTTCCGACCTTCTCGCAAGATCCTCACCGAGTTCACCTTATACTATTCCAGATGATGCAACTTGATTTTGACTATGATGAGATCCTAGAGTACATCAAACACTATCCTCTCTGATCTCGTTGGGCATCCATAAGACTGGCACGGGTGGCGGAGACCTTCAATTAAGTTATGTAGAACACGCCTTTAATTTGAACCTCAGCAAACATAAGTCCCAACAATAAAGGCATCAGGTGGGTTCTTTGATCCCTATGTGTAAGTCCTTTTTTCAACTGTTAACCTCGCTCATTTAAAATGGCAAATCCATCAATTTTTGCACAACTCGAAGATGCTTCAAATGGCAATGAATTACTCCAAGTAATTGATCGTTATCTTGAGTATCTACAAACCGAGGTTTAATTACACTTATGGGGTGCTTTTGCACCCCATTTATATCATTTTTATTATGCTAAATTTCCTCTCAGATGTATTATATGACTTCTGCAAATTACACTCTCTAGAGTATCTTTCAGCAGATGACTTATTATACACTAAAAATGTAACCGAAGAACAACGAATTTGGTTACAAAATTATATCTCAGTCTGGGATATAATTGTCGATCAGTAAACACTATTAAGGAGAATTAGCAATGCTTAGATCAAACTCTTTTGGAAGAATATTCTGGGTTGATGATAACCTAGATTTGCAATCGTGCCCACAAAATATAGATGGAACAGGTGATTTTGACTGTTCTGATTATGTTACCGAGTGGGACGATTGGTCAGAGGTAGATGTTAGTATACTTCTGAACATTCAAAAATCCTGTATACATAACAAATTAAACTATGCAGGTTCACTATCACTAACTGAGGGTTAATTATGCCTGATTTTGTACAGTTTCCCCCAACATTAAATGTATTAACAGACGAAGAAGTTGATTCATTAAATGTTTTAATTGATTTAGAACAACAAGACATAATTGATGATGAAGAAAATGAATATTGGAATACTATTAGACGTAAACTCAACCAAACTAATCACCTAAAATGAAACAAACCTACCTCGTATCTTGCGAAGAAATTAGAACTTTCATCGTGGAAGTTGAAGCAGAAGATGAGAACGAAGCACGTGAACTTGTTAACGAAGATGTTAACAAATACGAGTTAGTTCAAGAGTTAGTATCAGATTGGTCAGTAGATTCTGTGGAGGTTGTATGAACTTAGTCAACAGATTCACTCGTGCAGGTGTTAACGGCAAACAAATAGTATGCCCACATTGTAATAACAATGCAAGGGTATTTCATTTTGCTTGGTGTGCATTAACTTGTCAAGTCTGCCATAAAAGTATAGACAAATATGAGTGGGGTGTGACAGTACACTAACCTACACACATTTTCCCCATTTGCCTATCAAATGCTCTATTGTATACATAACAACGAAATTCAAACCTTATGATCCAAGAATTCATTGACTATTGCTATTCTTTTTATAACACTGAAGATGGGTTATATCCTATCGCTGGTTGTACTAAAGAACGCTTATTTGCTGCTTATGGTCAATATCGAAAGACCCTAATCAGTGCTGCTAAGATTAACCATCCTCGCTATACTTGGGGAGGTGGTGATAGTGTAGATCGTGAAAGAGTAAGAGATATGATGTTATCTCTATTCCCTAATTGTGTACAATATGTACACAAACCCTACCGTACACTTTCTAACTATTAAGGAGATGAATTCAATGGAAGTTGTAACACACAGAGAAGCAAGTATTCGTCTCTTAGAAGATAATTACTTGTGTAAATTACGCACCTTTGTTGACTTCGACAGATACGAAGATGCAGACGCTATCTATTCAGAATATGTTGTAGATGGCAAAGATCCAAGTGATAAGTACGAGTGGTTATTCCTCAACGACTTAACACAATTAGAGGAGGAATTTGATGACTAAAGTGTTAACTTACAACTACACATTTCGCATAGTTTGTGATAAGGATGACAACCCAAATCCTGTTCATTTATGTGAAGAAATCCAGTGTTATTTGAACTCTAATAATCATCTTTATGATGACAATTTAGATGAGCACGTTAATGCTGAGGTGACTGGATATAGGGTCACTACTGATAACATTGTCCCATTTATTGCACAGGAGGAGTATTAATGAGTTTTGAAGAATCAGTCCACAATGTTACACTAACAGGTAATGAAATCTCTACAATTCTTTACTGTTTAGAAGGATACATTCAGGGCAATGATGATTACAATCAAGGAGGCAATTTCTCTCTTGATGTTGATAACATCTTCTCAGCATTAGAATCAGTTTGTGATAATTATGAGGGTGAATTTACCGCACGTGATGTACAGAAGTGCATAACAAATGGCACTGATTATAAAGAATGTGTGGATCATCTGGTTGATTCTATGGGGAGTGCCAATTAGATAAGTGGCACACATTTCCCCCATTTACCCTTCTGATCGCCTATTATACTAAAAGATCAAACAAATTAAAACACTATGAGAAAGATTGAAACACAAATGAATCAGGCAATTCTTAACAGAGTTAACTGGCAATCTTCCAATACAAGTGTACAAATTGATCCTGAAACTAACAACGCTAGTGTATACTTACACGGCAACAAAATTGCTGAGGTAAGTAGAATCGATTTCCGCCTATTTGACGGAGGTTGGCAATCAAACACCACTAAATCCCGCCTTAACGCTATTATCGAAGCGGTCGGAAAATGGGGTGAAGGTGTATATCAGAAAGACTGGACTTGGTACTTCAGACTATCAGATAAGACATCAATCCCATTCGTTAGTGGTATGTTACTAGAGTAAATTGCAAACCTTCATTAATAATCAAATGGCACAAACTTTCGACATCTATGAATCACTAACTGGTGACGAATTAGATACAGTTACTAACATTTTCCTAGATGCACTTTCTAGGCAACAAAATATCCAACCTGAGGTATTTGAATTAGTAACTAACATTATTGTTGATTAAATCACAGTTGACAAGGTATCAATCAGTACTATATAATAGAGGGAATTAAATATTTCCCTCTTTTTTATTGTCCTTTTATAATTAACAACAATGAGCGAAGAATTAAGTGACAGTTTAGAACAAATAGCGAACCCAACTGTCTATGGATTGTTTATGCAACCAGTGGGACGATTTACCAATCAAAATCATACTGAACACAAGCAAATCATCCTTGATTACATATCATCATTATCAGAGATTAGCGATAATAAAAGATATGCTATCAGTCATAAAGTATCGCAGTTAGGTGTTAACAATGTCCTAGAATTGCCTGAACTAAGTGTTATCAAGGAAATGATATTAGAGGCAATTAGTAAGACTAACAAGGACGCACTAGCATATGATTTAGGCGATACAATTAAACTCGCTGATTCATACTTAGAATTGGGTAATGAGGGGTCTATGTATGCACCACACGAGCACAGCAATGTGTTATATAGTGGCACATATTTCGTGAACTTCGATCCATCTAAGCACGCAATGATGAAATTTCGTAGACATTGTAGTAGCACACATTACCCTGTAGTTGTTGTTAACAACACAGCACAAAATGCGTTCAATCAATTAGATTGTACTGTACCATATAACGAGGGAGATGTTATCATTCACCCCCCAAATATGCAACACGGATATGAAGGAAATGGGCATCCTAATCGTATTTCGTTAACATTTAATGTCGCCCCTTTTTGAAATGAGGTATTAATCAAATGACTTACTTATTCACTAAAATTGATAACAACACCTATAAAGATTCGGACGGTAAGGTATACAAACAAATACCTGATTACGAAGACTATTTTATAGATAGCAACGGAACAGTGTACTCTGCTAAGTATGGAAAATGGCGACAATTAAAGACACATTTAAATGAAAATGGATATAGACGTGTTACATTAAGGCAAAATGGTAAGACCGTAGTAAGAAGAATTGCCCGATTATGTGCTTCCGCATTTATACCAACTACGAACGATTGCAGGAATGTTTTACATATAGACGGTGATAAATTGAATGATAATTATAACAATCTCAAGTGGAGTTAGTATCAAATAGACCCCATATTAGTATCCCCCGCTATAATAAATAAATGGTAAATTAAATATACTATGTAATTTTATCTCTTCCACAATATGTGTGGAAAAGTATCATCTAATTGTGGAAAACTATGTACTATTAAGTATATAATAAGCACTACAATAAGGTCATACTAAATGTTATAAACTAGCGGAGGATTAGCAACCTAAGGAGTCTATCTAGTAACGCACGAGTTGTCAACACATAGGGAGTGTACACAAAATGACACAAAAGGGTTTACAATATGCCTTTAATTCTGTATAATTAGCGTTGTACACTACAATGTCACATAGTGGCACAATTTCCAATGGGAAGGACTTACAAACGTAACGACACGTATAAGTCAAATAGACCTAAATCTTTGAGAGAAAAGAGAAACAATTCGAACCGTAATAAGGGTCGAGTTACTAACACAAACTCCACGCATTATGAGAGCAGTGAGTATCAACAATCAAACACTAATTACAACACTGAGGGTAACACAAATGGATGACAAATTACGCCTTGTTAATAGTAAAGATTGGATAGACAATATGTTAGATGAAGATGATAACATAGAGGGGCAATCTATGATAGAATATGAAGATCAATCCTTTGGAGATTTGGACATTGACTATACACATTCCCAGTAAGATTGCAGTGTGGTTAGAGTTACTTGATGAGGGTAATTTGCCGCCTGATGAACAAATAGAGTGTGCACAGTTCTTAATAGATTGTGACCTACATAATGAACTCCTTCAGTATCAACAACTGTGTGATTATTTCATAGCGGAAGGGTTATGTTATGACGTGCAATATGATGAGGTAGAGTAACACAAATGTAGTAGCGATTGCACCCACTAAGTAACACAAACTCGTGTACTCACTAATTAACATTTTGGCATATTAAAAAAAGTGCTTAAGTGTAACCTACAAAAGTATAGGGACGAGTATATTATCGAAATCGCGATTAGGGTCCCCCTATATACAAAAAAATTTCCCAGGGTAAAAAATGTCAGATAAGTTAATCAAAAAATACGAGGAGCAATACTCGAAGTACCTAGGTCGCCCTTGGAAGAAACAGAAGGGTGGGGGATGCTTCACGCTATTGTACGATATGGGTGTAGACCTCGGTTACCACGAATGTAAAGAAGACTACTCTTTCACCGCTAGACGTTTTATGAAGGATCTGTGGGAAGGAGAAGATTGGGAGTGTACCTATGACAGTTCGAAGGATACCCTAGACGTAGATTCTCTCAACGTCTTCGATTTGTTGCTAATGGACTTCACAGGAAAAAGAGTTTCACACGGTGCAGCGTATATCGGAGACAGGTATATGATACACCATAAAGCATATGATATCAGTAAAGTTGAAAAGATAGATACCTATATACCTTTGATCAGGTATGTAATAAGAAAAAAGAATGTCTAGAAGATTTACTACTACAATCCAAGAAAACGATCACACAGGCGAACTGTACATCATTCTACCAGATGACTTAACCGAAGATTTAGGATGGTTACCATCTGACACCCTCACATATGAGATTGATGACAGTACTGCCAGATTTGTCAAAGATAATGACTAACACCTAATTATGTGTTATAATGATTCTGTGATTGTTTAAAGGATGCCCGACCAGACTGAGTGGACAGCCACTTTTACAAAGGAAGAACGTCAGCTTATTTGCAATTCAGGCAAGTGGTGTCTGTTGTATAAGGCTGAAGTTTGTGGTGGAAAACCTCTGTTAAAGGTACAGGCAACGTGGAGAAGTATTAGAGAGAAATTGGAGGCTGGCGATGATTTCTTAGAATAAACTAATACCCTTTGAAGTGTACCCCGCGAGCGTCGTAACTATTATGGAAATTTTCGAAACTGTTGATATAGTAAAGGATAATATTATCCTGAAGAAAGATAACTTCCTTAAAACGGAAGAGTTTCTTAAGATGCAAGCGTGCTTCTGTGGGCAGGACTTTCCGTGGTATGTGAACCAAGCGAAGGTGATGCACGTAGCACGTATGGTAGATCCTGAGTTACAAGCGAAGGAGATCTATAATTGGCAGATGGTAAACTATCTGTATGCAGGAGGACAACCCCAGAACGAGTTTTACGAATACCTGTTACCTATAATTAATGCATTGAAGCCCAGAGCACTGATAAGAATAAAAGCAAACCTAAACCATCATACTGATAATATGATAGAATATGATTACCATACTGACTGTGGAGAGTATGGTTCAGATGAGTTCTGTGGTGCTACAACAGCAATCTTCTACCTAAATGATAATAATGGATATACATTCTTCCAGGATGGTCCCAAGGTAGAGTCAGTTGCTAATAGGGTGATTAAGTTCCCCGTAGGTACTCCGCACGCTGGAACATCTTGCACGGATGAGAAATTCCGTGTTGTACTCAACATTAATTATTTCTAATGGACATAAAGTATCCTACTGATCAACAACCAAACTACCAACAACCTGGTACACCACAGGTACAGATCCCTGAGTTCGCTAATATAGAGGAAGAGAACGAATGGAGATTTGAGATGATAGCAAAGACTGCAACTAACCTAGCTGAACGTATAGCAGGTATGGAGCAGATGTTAGGACGTGGTGCAGATATGATACAGTATAAGATACCTGGAGATGATAAACATAGTAACCTAACTCAGTTATTTGATACTCTATTCGGTAGACTAAATACTCTTGAACAGCGTATAGACCAACTTGCCAGCGTACATCCTAGAGACGGGCAGGAGCTTCAAGAACCCGATTGATTCACAGGACTATAAAGTCACCTATAATGATGGTGGCGGTGGTCCTAATGACGGATTAAAGAACGTACCCGCAAATTATAAGATTACCTTTGATGGAGAAGGTGAGGGAGGATATCGCCTAGGTAAAGATGAAGTGTTTTATATTGGAGAGAAGGAAGAGATATGCTTACCCTTACCTGGTAATAATGCTACTAACGTTACCGCTACATTTGATGCTAGTGGTAATATTGTATGTGGTGGTACTGGTAATAGTACAATACAACTGGATTTCGCGTGGAGTGATAACCCAAATACAGCAGGTACCGCATTAGGTACGTATCAAGTCGGAGATATAACATTTACCCAAGGCAGTAACTACTCTGGTTCTGCTTCAGCTACTATGAACGTAGTAGGTGGTACAACATACAATGCTACTATCACTGGTGGTACAGGCTATGGTGGTCTTCTGGTGCAGGACAGTAATAAGAAATTATGCTTCAAGGATAACCACGGCAGTGATTGTAATGCGCGAGTAATGATCGTAGGTGTTGGTAACACGTGTGGTACAGAGCGTACAGTAATATACCGTTACTACAGTGGATTGCTAAGAGATCACGCATACTATAAGGAGACAGAGGTAAGAGAGGTCAAACACGAACATAGATCATACAATAGAGAACCCAGACAAAAGAGTAAATTCTATTTTACTGTAGAGGATGAACCAATAGGCGGTACTACACCGTTATACAATAATTGGGATGGTACAGGCAATGACACATATATGACCACAGGATCAGGACAAGAACTACTAGGACATATTTTCACATCTGAAGCAGCAGCATTGGCATCTGGAACATTAGTACCAGGTGAGTCTGTTCTACCATTGCACGAGTACCTTGCTCCTGCCAACTACAAAGGTCCAGATCACTTCTATACTCTAAGACCACAATTCGAGGTTAACCTTCAGACAGGTGTTCCTGGTCTCCCTGACCCCAAAGACCCTATGAATGAAGAGTACCAATATGTTGGAATAGTGGGTTATGTGATGACTTCAACTGGACCAAGAAAGAGTGCAAGAATCATAGAAGTTGGAAAACCACACGACACTGGTGAAGTTAATAGGAGTGGATGGTACGATTGGGACTACCAACAGAACGGAACCTTCACTCAAGACGACTATTTGCTCGAAAAAGGGGACGTTCCTTGCGTAAAAGGGTGGGGAGACCCCGATAATGCCGAAATATTGACCGATTCTGCCCATTTTGAGTGGTTTTACGGCAAAAATGGGGCAGTTAAGGCATCTGTGCCCAAATTCCTCGGTTTTCACGACGCTTTTGAGGGTCAATTCGTATATTACCTCTATGATGCGTCATATCCGTGGAATGGACCCATATATGGCATTAATATGGTTACTTCTGATGCAAATTGTTGCGAACAAAATTATGATCAAGATCCTTGTACAGTAACACGTGATTTTCACTCATATAATTACCAAATTAAGGAATCTGCGTGGGTAACGAAGAAAACAAGGCTATTTGTGGACGTTCCCGACCAAACTCCAGGTGGAGCAGAGTCATTTTGGACTGCTGGTACTGATGATCATCGTTTATTCTTCAGATATACTTCATCTACGGGATTCTTTGCTATAGGAGAGCGTATTAACGGATGGATGATTACTGCGGTGCGGTATTTTGGTGATGAGATGAATTGTGGGTATATGGAATTGACACAATTACAAGCAGAAGGCAATGGAGGCGTATTTGTGTACAATAATACGTATACTTCACAAAATAATGGTACTATTATTGCGCTAGCTGGTTTTGGTATACAAGATAAAGGTGCAATATTCGGTGTATATGAATTTCCGAAGAAAGTAGCATACACTAGAGTCAATGTTGACCCAGATGCACTAATTCCTCAAAGATCTATTGATGTAGCAGAAATACACGGACTTACAAATGCTCAGGGTAAGTTAGAGAGTATACAAATCATTAATGCGGGGTCTGGATATAAGGCTCCAGATATTTCTATCGAAATTCCCGAAGTTTTACGTGATCAAGGGTTCATAGATCCCGCTAAAAATGTAAATGAGGCTTTTACTAGCGATTCTTCCACAGAAGTGCAGTTAGAGATGACTAATACACTTGATTATAAGCGTTCTGAAGATAATTTCCGTCAAACTGCTGCAGATATTAGTAATCAACAGTACACTACTGAGTCAGACTTCACTGGAGTGCTAAAACAAGCTAAAGTAAGAGCAACAGTGGATGAGTTAGGTTGTATTGATCAAGTTATAATTATGGATGCTGGTGATGGGTACCCTCCTAACTTTGTACCTCGTATTGTTGTGGTTGATAGAGAGTCGGATACTCGTGTTGATACCTTTGTGGGTGAAGGAAACCTACCATATGAGGATGAATTTGCTAAATCTACTGAGAAATTTGGTGGAGATGCTCCTGAAGCCAACCAAAAACTAGAATCGAACAGAAAAGATATGCAAGGTATGTTCGAAGAGTACAATAAGAACAAAGAAACGAGTGTAAAGCGTGGATATTTGACAATGACGGATGTTGATACACAAGAAAAGACGAAATTTTGTGGTGAAGTTATCCCAAATAACTGTTTTCAGCCAAATTCAGGTGTAGGTTGGACAGATTGGGCTAAAAATTGGGATGAAGAAGCAGTTTTTGGACAACTAAGGACACTTGCGCCAGATTGGAACACCAATAATGAGTGGATTAGCAATACTTGGAAGCAATCTGCACCAGTTTCAGGTACCGTTGAGTCAAAAATGTCTTCTGGGATGGCAGGAATCTACCCTAGCGGATGTGTAGAGGTAGGACAACCTAAAATGTATCAGGTTAGACGCTTTTTTGACATACCTTGTCCATATACTTCATTAGATGAAAACGGAGTTGAGAAGGTATTTGGGTATATGCCCTTTAAATATTGCGCTTCTAAGAGAGAAATGGCAAGAATTCGAGTTAGTATACAATTTGAAGGTGATGTCTCTGGTGCTGGAGCAACTGCAAACACGGAATTTCTCAATTTCTTGAAGAGTATGGGTGATCCTGCCACATTAAGACCACGTGTTACTGAGATTTCAGGTGATATTAAGAACTCACACCCCTGTAGTAATGGTCAAGCAAAGGGAAGATGTTACGAATCTTCTCCAGGACAGTACACTTTTGCTCCAATTGGAGGGGATGAGCAGACATATGATTACGGACTTTCAAATATGACCGAACTTGAGCAGTTTGAAACGTGGGCTGGTGCTGGAAATTACACTGGATGGGCTACACAGACTATAGTACAGCAACAAGTTGATGGTAACGGTCAACCTACAGGACAAACTAACACAGTAACCTACAATAGTGTAACCTTATCAAGTTGTTCTGGTGGTAAATTCCCTAATCCGTGCTGGCACAATTTTGTTGTTGATGGTGTTTTGGATGTAAATGCAGGTTATGATAGCGATGGTAATCCAATAGCAGCAGATAATCCTTGTTCTTCACCACCTGTTGTAGCATCACCTTGTGGAAAGGCACTAGAAGAGGTTACACACGCTGCAATTGCTGTTCCACCTAAACTAGTTAATGCAGAGAACCATATGGAAATGGGACCTTATGAGGGGTCTCTCAACTATAGGAACTGGGGCGGCGCAGGTGCAACATTATTAGACGATTCACTAAATACTTTTGGTAACCCATATTTTGATGAGTGCGATTTAACATTTGACGTTAAGTAATGGCATTAGGAGTTTTACGACCAGTTTCATTTCATAATGGACTTCCGTGTTCGGGACACGGGATACCTATCCCTTCGACTATTCATAGTACCCAACCTTGTGGATCTCCACCGATTCCATATAGTATTACGATAAAAAATAAGACTTGTTGGTGGCCACCACAACCACTAATACCTCTAGAAGCAATGAATCCACTCCGAGCAACGGTTTTAGTCCATAGACTACCGATTATGCTCGAAATGGATGCGTTTACACCTCATATTTCGGTTACAACTAATATTATTAACTATTTGTGCCCTTGTGGTAAGTTAACTTGCATTATTCCAACTCCAGTACTATGTGGATTGCTCACAATGGAGGATATGGGAGGCGTAGGACACGTCCGAGTAGCTGAATCGACTACTTTTACCGTATTCGCCTTAAAGAGGCGTGTAATCCGAATAATCGACCCTCTGGGAGCAGGTAAACCTAAATTGAGTTGGCCTTGTAGTTCTGTAGTTGCTTTTGGCTCTGCTACAGTATTGGCAGGTTAATGTCCCTGCCCTTTGTATGCTTTTCTAGCAGCATTTCGGCTAGTAGCAGCATATTTGGTATTTTTACTATTTCCTTGTCTGGTCTTTTTGGATGGTGGAGCAATGTAAGTGTTGGCACCCCAAGATCCTGCTTTTGACTTAACTGGCATTTTCTCTAACTAACTATAGGTACTATAGCACAGAACTCGCTAAATAGTGAGGAGTGTGATAATTATGAAGAATTCTAAACCAGAAGTACCTCCAGAATGGACAAAAGGTCCCGTAAGGCGACCTGTCGATATGAGTGAGGAATTCAAGGAGAATGGGTGGGAACATTGCAAGTATCTAATAACTGATCCAAGATCAGATAAATACCTGCAAAAACATAAGAAAGACTAAATGGCATATCGCTTTAGGGCAGATAGATCTCTCAGCAGAGCATTTCGGGATTTTAGCATTGGTTTCAAACCAAACCCTAATACCGAAGACTTCTCTATGGTGAAAAATGAGAATGCCATAAAACAGTCTATTCGTAATCTTGTCAGTACAGGATATACAGAAAGACCTTTTCAACCAAAGAAAGGTTCTCGTTTAAGACAAATGTTGTTCGAACCATTTGATGTCTTCGTAGGCGAAGAAATTAAAGAGGAAATCAGGAACGTTGTCACTAGATTTGAACCAAGAGTGGGTTTAAATGATGTCAGACTATTTCCAGACAAGTCAGACGAAAACACACTACATATAGAGATTGATTATACAATTATAGGTGAAACTCTCGTACAATCTGTTGAATTCCTACTAGAACGTGCATAATCAATGGCTGCAATACCATCCAATTTAACATCCCTAGACTTTAGTGAAATTAAAGAGTCTATTAGGTCGTACCTTCGAACCAGAACAGAGTTTACCGATTACGACTTTGATGGTTCAGCCGCTTCATACCTATTAGATGTTTTAGCATATAACACATACTACTCTTCGTTTAACGCGAATATGAGTATGAACGAGGCATTCCTTGAGTCTGCCACTATTCGTGATAACGTAGTTAAGATAGCAAAGCAGTTAAATTACACACCAAGATCTATTAAAGCATCTAAAGCGTGTATCAATTTCTCTGTACAAACAACATTTGTTGGTGATAGTGCCATATATCCCGCACAGTGTACACTCCCTAAAGGAGATGTCTTTATGTCTGCGGTAGATGGTCAATCATATATTTTTACTGTACCTAATGATATTAGTGCTTCTGTAGATCAATCTAGTGGTATTGCTAATTTCAAGAAGACCGTAATTTACCAAGGTAACTTGCTAGAATACAAGTATACCGTAACTGATGTAAAACAACGTAAGTATGAAATTCCTGTTGATAATGTTGATACAGAGTTACTGTATGTTTCTATCTCACCTAACGCACAGTCAGAGGAGATCGACACTTATAATCGCGTTACCAACATTGTTAATGTCGATGGAACTACTCGTGGTTACTTCCTTGAGGAAACTGATGACCTTAGATATCAGGTTATTTTCGGAGATGGTATTATTTGCCGCGAACTGATCGCAGGTGAAGTCATTAAGATGCGCTATGTACGCACAGATGGTTCAGCAGCAAACGGATGTAAGAAATTTAACTTTATTGGGCGCGTAGTTGACAATACAGGACGCATAGTACCTTCTGGTAATATATCATTGGCAACTGTAGATGCGTCACAGTCTGGTGAAGAAGGCGAAGATATTATAAGCATCAAGTATAACGCTCCAAGAGCATATTCATCCCAGAATAGGGCAGTCACAGAGTCTGACTACGAATATATCACTAAAAACGTTTATCCATCAGCAAAGTCTGTAACAGCATATGGTGGTGAGCGTGTATATCCACCCGTATACGGGAAGGTTTATATTGCCATAAGAACTAAGAGCGGTGCAAATTTAAATGAAACTACTAAGAAGCGCATAAAAACAGATCTTTTGAAGTATTCAATGGCTGCTATTGAGCCAGTCATCATTGATCCTACAACATTGTACATTCGTCCTAAGTCTTATGTCTTCTTTGACGGAACTAAGACAGCACAATCCAATAACGAAGTTGCTACGAAGGTACTGGGTGCTATAGATCAATATAATTCTCAAGGGTCAGCGAATAGATTTAATGGAAGAATCGATGGTTCTGCATTTCAGACTATGGTTGATTCTTCTGATAATGCTATCAGTGGTAATACTACTACGATGACATTGGGTATGAACGTTACTGGGTTCCCATTTGGGTCAACATTTACTCAGTGCGTTGACTTTGGTAATGAGATTTTGAATCCTAGTGATGTTTCAGGTGGTACTACTGGTGCAGGTGGTACAGGAGGAACTTGCGAACCAAAATTCTCCTCTGTTAAATCAGGTATTTTCTATTCTACAGGATATACGGAGAATTTACTTAATCTTGCCGTACAGAGTCAACAACTTACTACCAATTCTGTTTTAAGTACAAGTACATTCATCGAGAATGATACTTCAGCACTTTTACCTGTCAACGTACGTGATGACGGTAAAGGTTCTTTGATTATGGTTACTAAATTGGATGAGGCAGAAGTTGTCTTGAAGCAAGGGGTTGGAACAGTTAACTATAAGACTGGACAAGTTTGTTTGGGTCCTATAAGTGTACAGCAAACTCCAGATGGTACAGATCGTATTCCCATTACAGTAATTCTTTCTGCTGGTAATGTCAACATCGGTACAGGTGTCGATCCTACTATCTTTAACCCACAAGTAATTACTATTGATTACACAATTGATGGAAGTAATATTCCAACATTCGATCCATTCGACTTTACCGCAATTAACTTCGATGGAACCTCGATAAATATCATTGATTATCCAACCACGGTATTCGAATATCCAGACTTCGATACCTGCTTCTAAGACGATAACAACAAATGAAGGCAGTTAAGGTTTCCCAAAGACTCCAGGATCAGATTCCTGCATTTATAAAGGAGGAGGATCAGGCTTTTGTCGATTTGATGGTTCAATACTACAAATCGCAGGAAAAGTCTGGTAGACCTTATGATGTTCTGAACAATATTCTCAGTTATACTGATATCAGTTCCGATGAATATGATCCTAATTTCATATCTTCATCATCGATAGTACTATCGGATATAACACCGACTGATAACAATATAACCGTAGAAACTGTTGACTATTTCTTAGATAGAGATGGTACTATAAAGATTGATGATGAGATCATATATTATGAGACCACAACAAAGTCACCAGAGGTAGTTTTCACTCCTGGTGTTAATAACTTAGAATTTAATAGAAAGATTCAATTACTTGAGAGTATTGCAACTCAAGTTGATGGTGTAAAGACACAATTCAATCTGAATCTTCTTGGTACTCCAATATCGCCATCTGCTCCCGAATATCTTCGTGTAGTTATTAATGGTATTCAATATGAGCCTACCATAGAGTATGTGGTAGAAGGTGCTACTATACGCTTCATAGGAGACGCTCCAAGCATCCCTCAAGGGTCTAGTGCTCCAACTACTATAGAATACTTGATTGGTTATACCAGTGTACCTGTAAGGGTACTGGATACCATTACAGTATCTACTGTTCAGAAGATATTCGATTTAAAGGAGAATACATCAAAATATACTCCACTTTCTACTGTTTCTTGTTTAGTTGCTATAAATGGAGTTTCGAAAGAGCCATTTATTGATTTTACTGTTTATGAAGATCAAATAATCTTCAATACAGAATTAGATCTAGAAGATACTATTACAGTACGTGCTGTAGAACTAATTGCTCCAGAATTCGGTAAAGGTGCTGCTGCAATCACTAAAGTTGAAGATGGTAAGATAAACGATATAATTGTAAAGAAAGGTGGTAGTGGATATAGGTTAAATTTCACTCCAAAGACGACTATTCTATCTCCTGCTGGTACAAAAGGTACTTTAGGAACTGCTGAAGCACTTGTTAATGGTATTAAGGATATTAGTTTAATTGATGGTGGACAAGGTTATACACCAGATAACCCTCCTATAGTAATATTTGACCCTCCTGCAGACAGTTCAGGAGTTTTAGCAAAAGCAACTGTAGTTGTTGATCCTGCTACTGGACAAGTATCTACAATAAATGTAACTTCTTCAGGTTCTGGATATGATGCTATTCCATCTATCTCATTTACAAACCCATCAGGTGCAAAGATATCTGATGCAACTATTGATGCTGAAGGATCAGTAGATCCTGGGTCTATTACTGTAA